GTTAAAGTTTTAGTTGTCTCAGTTCCTGCTGCTGATCTTATAATTACTACTAAGTCTGTGTCCGCAAAAATTTTGAAATTGTAAGCAAAGGTTGTGGTTGAGCCATTACCATTATGTGATGATTTTATTATTGTTGTAGATACTGTCATAGTTTAAAATCCTCTAAACTTTTGTGAAGGTTTTGTAAATAAAAATTCTTGTCCATAATCTCTTTGCATCCTATTTTCTACTCTTTCTAATACTCCCGGAGATAAAGTTTCCATTATCTGATAACCTATTATATAATCGAAAGCTGTCTTAATGTAAAATAAATTTAAAAAAGGAATATTTTGACTTACAGCCTTATATGCTGATCTTGCAGATAAATCACCCTTTCCATCCTTTAAATATTTAAGAGATTGAAGAATATCAAAGGCAGTAAGAGGAACTGGTCCTAAAAGAGAACCTCCTATTTCAGAACCTTGTCTTGTTTCATTAAATAAAACATCACCATAAATACCTAATCCACCACCTTGAAGAATAGCAGCATTAATTGTTTTAATCTTAGTTGGATCTCTTGGTTTTTTTCCTTTTATTAAATCTTTTATTGTCATAGATAAATAACCCATCATTATAGACGTTGCTAAAATACTTCCTAAACCAGTAATTCCTCTTGCTACATTTTTAGCACCACCTTTTCTTATAAAAGAAATTTCTCTATCTAATGTTTTTTGAACTATTGCAAATGGAAATGCTTTAAATTGACTTATAAATCTATATGCTTCACCAGCTCCTGTTCCAGCCATTCTTCCGCCAGTAAGCCATGCTTTTCCTCTAGCATCTGGTTCTATAACAGCATAAGTTGATCTATCTAAAAGTATACCCGAAACTGAAGATTTAAACTTATCTTTTTCTATTGCTATTTGTCTTTTTGTTAAATTATCAATACCTGTAACTGCTTTTACTTCGGCATCTGTCATATCTTCAAGACCTGCAATATTTAAAAATTCTTTACCATCATCTGCATTTACGATGGTTCTTTTTCTAATTATGTCCCATTTTGTAGAATCAATATTATATTGTTCAAATAAACCTTTAATTCTAGGATTTAATTTATCAAAAGATAATTTTTTTTGTTTAGCAAAATAGTTTGCTTGGCTTAACATCACACCTTCTTTTAAAGTGTTTGTCCACCAAGAGAGTAAGTTTAATTTGAAAAAAGTTCTTTGAAGTTTAGTCCATCCTTTACTTTGAACATCTCCTACTTGGTATCTTCCAGCAGTATCATAAATAGTATTATCGGCTACAAAACCTAAACTTTCAGCAATATCTTTTGCTTTTTGTTTATTTTTAATTCTTGCTAAATTTGAAACTGCTTCAAACATACCACCTAAAAAATTTCTTCCTTGGTATCTTAATTCGGATGCGTATAAACCTATATCAGCCGCAGCAGAAACTACAGCGCCACCTAGTTTTGCAACAGATGCGATAGTTCTTGTAATAGCTGAATATTTGGCTAAAGCAAAATTTTCTACACTAAATATAGTTCCATCAACTACATTAAAATATTTTTGAAATTTTGTATCAGATTTTAAAGACTCTGTTGATCTTTTATCTTTGATAAGTTTTGATCCAACAGATTTTCTTATTTGGTCAAACGCTTGTTGTGGTTTTGTACCTAAAATATCCATAATTCCTATATTTCTTCCTGCAGTTTGCATTCCGGAAAACATAGCTTCTTTTAAATTACCAGCACCAAACTTATCATTATAAGCAAACCAATCATCTGCAGATTTAAAATGTAAAACTCTTTTAAATTTACTAGATACATCTCTTGCAACATCTTTTGAAACTGTAGCTCCATAAGTATAAGCAGAACCATCAGATTTAACATATTGATTTTTAACTATTGAGTTATAAACAAAATCCATAAATTCATCTATATCATCTACACCAGCAAATGTTCTTTCTTTATCTAATTTTTCCATTACAAAATTTTTCCAAGCTGTATAATTTTTATTATAATTAATATCTTTTTTATTTTTTAAACTAGGATCTGCTTCAATATCTTTTAAACCTAAAACATCTGCAGCATTTCTAACTGTAAAAGGATCGTGAGATTGTCGAACCATATATCCCCAAAGTTTTCCAATATTAGCACCTCTGTCATTTAATTTTGTTCTTATCATTTCAGAATAATCTTCCATAACTTCACCTAATTTTCTAATTAATGGCTCTGTCTCACTTATTGGTGGTTTTATTCCTGTTCTTAATTCTATGTCTGTTTGTCTTTGAGATAAATCAAACATAACTCTAGCAACTTTTAATTGAGTATCTTTATCCATGTCAGCAAATAAACTTTCAACACCAGCATTTTTAAGTTTTTGATTAAATCCTGTAATTAAAGAATTAGTAGCTGCTATCTGTTGGCTTGCAACACTTTCTCTTGCACCTAATTTTTGTCTATTAGAACCAACTAATATAGAAATTAAACCTTCATCTTCTTCACCTTTAAAATTTTCATAAACATATTCAGTAAGATTTCTTACTTTAACTTCATTTTCTAAAGCGTTTCTTTTATTAATTTGTTTTTGTAATTTGATTTTTTCTTTGACTTCTTTTGCAACAGCATCAACATTAATATCATCAAGTTTAGATATTTTTTTTTCTGCTTGTACTTTTTTAATTGTACTCAATATTTCATCTTTAAGATTAGCTCTTATAGAAGAACCTTTAAGTAAATTTTCAACTCTTAATAAACACTTATCTGCCATTTACACAATTAACAGTATCTTTTATGATACCATCTAACTCCTTATCATTTGTATCTAGTTCATCTACTTCATCAGATGTTTTTCTAACTTCAGCTTCTTCTTCTGAAAAATTAAAATCTTTTTGTTGCTTTTTTGCTTTCAAACTGTGATTTTAAACTTTCTATCTCTAAATTAGTATCTTGAGGTTTTTTATTTATTGTTGTGTTTTCAACAGTAGAAAGTTCAGTTTCATTTACTTCCATTTTTCTTGGTTGTGTTTTTATAGATGGATCTGCAGGTTGTGGAGTAGATGAATCATTTTTTAAAATAGGATCTCTTGCTGCAATGGGTGCTGTATCAACAGGTCTTTCTGTAATTAAACTACCAACAGATAAATCTAATAAAAGTTTTCTTGTCTCTGGTGATGTTTCAGCTAATTTTTTCATTATTGGTGCGTTCTCAGGATAGTATTCTTTATAAAGATTTAATTCTTCATCAGGTGTGCCTGCTTCTTTCATTCTTTTTTTAAATTTTCTAGCAGTGTATAAATCTCTTAATTTACCTGCTCCAACATGAAGTCCACCTCCTATAACAGTTCCAAAAGTAAGATTTAAAAATGAATCTGTTAAATCATAATCAGCTTGTACTGATTGAGCTACTCCATAAATCAATGGTTCAAGTAAAGCCGCACCTACTAATCCTTCTCCAGCACCTTTTATTAATCTTGCAGTAGTAAATCCTGATCTTCCAGCAAGTCTGGCAAAATTAGCCTGACCAACAACAGGTAAAAATGATGCTCCTATATTAACAGGATCTAAAAAGCTAACTCCTAATCCTGTTAAAAATTTAGCACTTCCAGCTAAAAATCCTTTTTTACCTCTATTGATAATGTCTAATCTTTTTAATTCTTCTTGTTTATTTTCTACAATAAGATCAACAACTGCTTTAGGTTGATCTTTTTCAAAAAATAATCCTAAGTCTTTATATTTTGTATTTAATTGTTGTCTGTCAAGTAAAGGTTGATTTTCTTGTTCAGCAAAATCCCTAGCTCCTTGAAGTTCAAAAAATGTACCAATAGAAGATATAGGATTAAACTTCCAGTTATCTTCAGCAACTGCTTTTAAAGTTTCGCCAAGACCAAGTGAAAATTGATCGTAACCACTTTGTTGAGCAGTTTTATTTATATTTAATCCAAAACCAATTTGAGCCACTATTGACCTCTTTTTTTCTTTCTTTTTATTGATTGATTAAAAATTATATCTGTATTTGGAACTAAAAGACTATCATCATCAAACATAATTTCTAATGTTTGATTATCTTTGTTTATTATTGGAGCAAAAGAACCATCACTCATTACAATTCCGAATATAATACCTGTACCATCTGTGTTATTTACCCATCTGCCATTTTCTTTTATTTGTTCTTTCATTTCTTCATCAAGAACTCTTTGATCGTCTATTTTTGTAGAACCAAAACTTTGCATACCCCATTCATCTAAATGATTTAAAACTCCTTTTGATTTTTCTATTACAAAATCTATTTGTTCAGGAATTAATCTTTCTCCATTATAAATTTTAGGTACAAAAAAAGTTTCTTGTATATCAAAATTATCTTTAATTAAATTTGCAGCATTTTTAATTGCTTTATTTACATCTCCAGTAACAAAAATTTCACTTGCAGCATAATAAGATAAAACAACTTCCATTCTATCTAATTTATCTGCAGCAGCAGAAGTATCAAATTTATTACCAAATACTACTGCTTTTCTAAATTCTGCTAAATTATCAAATATAGACTCTCTTACTTTAGTAATTGATGTGTCATTATTAATTAAAACTTTATCTAATTTTTTTCTTTCATCTTCACTATCAAAACTTAAAAATTTTCTAGTTAAATTAGGATTTGCAAAAAATGAAGAAAATTCTGCAGTGATAGGTAGTCCTTGTGCAGAATATTCATTCATTGCTTTAGAAAAAAAATCACCAAATCTATTTTCTGCATTTTCTAGTAATGCTATTCTTTGATCTTCGTCTGATCTCATATATTCTTCAACAAAACTTATAGCTTCATTTTGAGAAACAACTTTTATTTCATAATCTGGTGAACCCATTTTTTTTTGAGTTTCATATAATAAATTTGTAAGTTCTAATTGTTTTTGTGTTTTAATTTCTCCATCACTTAATCTTATATCTTCAATCATTTCAGATATAGTATCATTAGTTCCTGCTAAAAATTTTACAGGATCATTTTTCATTTGTTCTAATCTATTTGAAGTTATTTTTTTTAAATTAGTTTCAAATGCTTGTGCATCTACTTCACCATATTTTTCATATTTACTTTTAATCATAGAATCTAAAGTTATAGATAAATCTTTTAAAGGTATTGAATTTAGAACAGCAGCATCTGCTACAGTTTCAGTGGCTATTTTATATTTTGTAGCGTAAGCATTATATGTATCAGTATCCAAAACTTCTTTTGCAAAAGCTATATCAAACTCTATTTTTTTTCCTCTGTTTGCTGCAGCGATAAAATTATTAAAATCATCAATAATTGGTTGTCTTAATGTTCTTTTAGCATCATCAATAAGTTTAAATCTTTCATCTAAAGGTATAGCTTTAAATTTTTCTGAGTCTTTTAAATTAATTAAAGTTTGTTTTGGATTATCTGTTATACCTTTTCTTGCTTCAAACAATTCTATAGTAGAAGGAATATTATCTATTAATGCTTTTAAATTTGCATTGGGTATTCTTCCATCATAATTATCTC